CTTGATCAATGAGTGACGAAAAACGAATCATTCTTATAAGCGATTTCATTGAACAGAAACTACGCAAGGAACAAGAGTTAGAATATTATCTAAATGAACTTGCTGAGTTACAGGTAAAGATTGGTCATTTGAAGCGTGAGGTTGATTTAACTAATACTATTATTGATATGATTAAAGCAGAGAAGGTTCAGATGATTAAAGCGAACCACAATCTGATTGGAAGTGACAATGAACAAGATAGTGAAATGTGACAAAACTGATAGTCTTGGACGTGAGTGTGGAACCCATAGATATGGCAAGTGTGGTGACGAACCATGTAACCATCTTGCAATTCGTTATATCTATGACAATAGCATAAGTAAGGAAACACAGCTATGGCTAGATACACACAACGGGAATGGGACAGAGTAGTGGGTTATGGTAAAGTACCTGAGGAGTATAGAATGAAAAGTAGTGAAGATTGGATGATTGAGAGAGTTCTATTGAACGAACTGAGTCGTATGGAAGTATTACAGAATAGCCTATATACTGATCAAGACGTAATAGTACGCAAATGGCTACAGAAACGAATTGATGACTTGACACAAGAGGAATAGTATGATATGCTAGTCTTCTAAATGATATTTTGTGAGTAAGAAAAATGATACTCTTAGATTTGAATCAGGTGATGATTGCAAACCTGATGATGCAGATTAGAAATAGTAGTGAAGTAGAAGAAGATATGTTACGGCATATGATACTAAACTCTCTAAGGCTGTATCGAACTAAATTTGCAAAGGACTATGGTGATCTTGTTATCTGTTGTGATGACAAGAATTACTGGCGCAAACAAATATTCCCATATTACAAAGCACACAGAAAGGCGGACCGTGAAAAGTCACCGCTCGACTGGAATAACATCTTCACCATTCTGAATAGGATTCGGGATGAACTGAAAGAGACTTTCCCATGGCGTGTGCTTCAGGTAGAGACAGCGGAGGCAGATGATATCATCGGCACTCTATGTCATCGTTTTGGTAAGATACTGAAAGCGGATGGTGTTGAGAATATTCTCATTCTGTCTGGTGATAAGGACTTTGGTCAACTACAGAAGTATGCTAATGTAGAGCAATTCTCTCCAGTGACAAAGAAGTGGATTCGTATCAACAACCCAGAAGCATTTTTGCGTGAGCATATTATGAAGGGTGATCGTGGTGATGGTATTCCAAACTTCTTGTCTGGTGATAATTGTATCGTTGCTGGTCAGAGACAGAAGCCTTTGATGTCGAAGAAACTCGACACATGGATTAGTCTTGACCCTTTAGACTTTTGTAATGAAATGATGCTGAGAAACTATAAACGTAACGAAGCATTAGTCAATCTTGATATGATTCCAAGTGAGATACAAGAGCAGATAAATAATCAGTACGACAACTATCAGATACCGGATAGAAAAGGTCTACTGAACTATTTTATTAAGAAACGCTTGAAACATCTTATGGAACATATTGGAGAATTTTAATGAAGAAGACCTTCCATGAAGTCTTTACTGAGGTAGAGAAGAAGAGAACGAAGAAAGAAAAGATTGAAGTGCTACAATCTCATAGTAGTGCCGCAATGAAAGCAGTATTGGGTTACACATATGACCCTAACGTGAAGTGGCTACTGCCAGACGGCATTCCACCTTACAAGCCCGTAGCAGAGGGTATAGAAGCAGATGGTCGACTTATCTCGGAAGTAAAGAGATTTTATCTGTTTGTTGAAGGCCCATCCGATGCACAGAAAAATTTGAAACAACACCGCAGAGAACAACTTTTTATTGAGTTACTTGAGAGTGTTGATCCCGGCGATGCAAAAGTATTGATTGGTATGAAAGACGGAAAACTGCCTTACAGAGGCATGACTCGTAAACTTGTTGCTGATGCATTTCCAAATCTTGCAAAGAACTGGTGAAAGAAAGATAGATCGCTATTATGTCTAAGAATAATAAGTCTCCTCAAACAGAAGAGGAAAAAGGCTTCAAGCGTATTAAAGAACAGCGTAAACCGATTAAAAATTTCAAGTCGCACTTGAAAGACCTAGCTACAGCATATCTAGATGACGAGGATTACGACTTTGAAGAAGGCGTTTATTATAGGAAACGGGATAAGTAGAAAGCCTGTTGATTTGAACAAACTTGTTGGTAAGGGCACCATCTTTGGATGTAACGCCCTCTACCGTGAGTTCGATAAGTACGACTATTTGGTATCCATTGACAAGTCATTTCAGACAATCATTGAGGCTAATGATGATGTGTTTGGTAAGGATGAAAGATTGATATTTCCACCACCAGAAGAGTGTTGGGAAGATGCTGAGTACAGCCCGAATCGTAGACGAAGCAATGCTGGTATGAATGCAATGCTTGAGGCGATTCGCAGAGACCATGATAAACTATATTGTCTGGGCTTTGATTTTTTGTTGAAAGACAATGAGTTATCTGAAGACAATCTGTTCAAGAATCAGTTAGGTTATGGTCCTGAGACTCATGCGAATCACTTAGATAATAAGTACAGAATTGCGTATCTGGAGTGGTTTATGAGAAAATATTCTCAAACAAAATTCGTTTTTGTTCTACCAGATAATCAATCTTTTCAACCACTTAGCGCACCAAACGTATCTGGTCAATTTATTTCAAAATTTATTGAAAAAAACTGTTGACATATCTCTCTCCACTTGCTATAAAGTATATGTAAGTTAGTTAGTGATTCGCAAAGAGAGAGATACCCATGACAAAAGAAACCATTTTCCTTGATGCCCAAAACGGTGCTGTTGCTGTCTACAAAGGTGTAGCAAATCTTGTCGGTCTTGCCAAGAACGGTAAGACTCTAAAGTATATCTTTGATACTCACAACATTGACTACATGAATGACACTGTGTACTTCCAAAGCACCATGGACTTTGCTGACGAAGAAGGTTTTGACACCGTTGACGGTGCAAAGCAGATTGTAAATGAAATGATCAACGAACTGGAGATTGCATAATGGCTTACACTGCTGACCAAATTGAACTTCAGGCTCACATCGCCGCTAAGAACGAGGGCTATCGTAAAGAGATGGCCGAGAATCCAGGCCTCTGGATTGGTATTACGGCAGAAGATCCAGAGCATTGGGCTCAATACGGCATCTACACAGTAGAACAGTATGAGTTCTATATGGAGTATGAGGGCTGTAAGGACTGGCTTGCGAGTTGGACTAACAAAGGTTATGCTAGGTATGCGTTGCAGAATTGTGAGACTGTTGCGGATATTGAAGCGGTGTTTGAAAATCATAAGTATCTTCAAGAGGAGGCCGCATAATGGGATATGTAGCAAAAGTTTCTTGGGATGAATTGAAGACAGAGGGTGTTCTTAGAGGACTCTATGTTCCCAAATTCATTCATTGTGTCTCTATGAAAGAGGCGTTCAAATTGCTTACTGAACTAAATCAAGAGCAGGTTCAAAATATTGTGATTGAGAGGATCCAAAATGATGTATAAAGCGTTCACAGATTTCACTCCTATTGTTGACTATATGGGTTATACACTAGGTAAGTTTACACATGATGATTCTGATGGCTTTCAGAAGCATGATTACGATGTCTATGAGTTGGCGTGTATCAAAGAATATGATGATGGTATTGTCAATGAAATGTATGATCGAATCAAGTCTCTGAAAATTAGTCCTTATGAGAAAAGTCAGGTCACTGTTGAAGTAAAATTCAAAGAAGCAGTTGACTCTTTACTTAATCTAAATCACGGATTGGAAAAATCTCTATGATAGAATTAATCTTCTTATCTTTTGTAGGACTGTGTGCTTATGGCTCCTACAAATATGGGTTCAACGATGGTGTTATAACTGGTGTTGATGGCACTATAAAACACTTTGCAAAAAATGGTCTATATTTAAGTGATGAAATGAAAAAAGTACTTGACGAAATGGAAGAATAGTGATATAACTAGAAGTAAAGTGATTCGTGAGAGGAGAAATTATGCGGAAACTTGGTGGACTAAGCGATATTATGATTGAAGCCCAAGAGTATGTTTATGACATGATGGGTGAAGATGGATATCTGACAGTAAACAAAGAAGAACTGCGGGCCATGGCTGAATATGAACATGACGCATTCTTTGCTGGTGCTGTTATTGGTGCATATGAAGCAATGATGGAGGACTGGTAAAATGATTGCTGAAGGACCGTTCAAAGATGGTATTGAATATAGCCCACACGATCTTAGGCTTGAGGAATATCGCCGCATAGTCAGGCGAGAAGATGGTTCATACTGGGAAGAAATCTTTACTCGCCAGTGGTGGGAAAATGGTGACTATCTTGATAACTCTTCAATAAGATCAATTACTCTGCCGGG